CTTTATGAAAACTTTACCAAGCAACCAAGCAGAACGAGGTATTGATGTTTTACCAGTATTCCATAAAATTATTACACAAACAGAATATATAGACTTTGATGTTTTACGTAATGATTGGAATAAAAAGCTAACATTTAAAGTTAAAAAACATATTGTTCCAGATATTCCAATGGATGCTTTACAATATAGAACTGGTATTACGGATGAACAAATTCAAACTAAACGAGTAAATGAAATATTTAATACAGGTCTCTTAAAGAAAAGATATGATTATATTTTTACAGGACTAAACACAGAAGTTTTAAACTTTGATATAAAATTTAATCGTGCATACTATGTGATGAGTGTTATTAACAACGGTAAAGTTGGAGACCCTAATTCACAGGCGCCCACAGTAGGACTTAATAGTCAATTTGTAGAAGGTAGTTTAAGTGCTATCAGTGCTTTAAGCGGACAGCAAGCACTTATTATGGAAGCAATAACTAATATACAAAAAAGTGCAATTAATGAAAACGGTGAACCAGTAGCACTTGCCCCTGAAGCACAGCAACAGTTAGAGCAACTTGAAGAACAGGCTGGAATTTTACAAGAAGAAATTTTAAGAAATAGTGCAATTAATAATCAGCAAAGTGGAGTTAGATTAAGCAACGCTAGAAGTTTAACAGATGGTCCTAGAAGTATAGCAGAAAATCAAATACAGGCAAATGAACTGGAAAATGAAATTGTCCAGCCATTGCGCTTTCATGGAGATATGGTTGACGACAGTGATGTGTATGGTCCTGAAAGTGATCTAGAAGGCGGTACAATACAGTTTGGTACAATTAAAGCTAATTTAGAAAACACTAGTGATTTAATGGATATTGAAATTACAGTAAGAGGCGATCCTTATTGGTTAGGAAAGCCTAATAGTTTTTATAGAAGTTTAATAAATGGAAACTCAGTAGGAGAGTTATGCGATTACGAATTAGGAGGACCAATGTTTTTCTTAAATATGCATTTACCTATTGACGAGGATAGTGCAGGTCGCAGAAGACCTAGAAATGACTACAGAGTAAGTGGACTATACAGAGTATTAAATGTGACTTCTACTTTTGAATCCGGTAGATTTATTATGGTTTTACGAGCAAAAAGAGATCCACTAACAAATGTGCCACAGGTTTTAAATAAATTAATTAATGCAACAACAAGTGCTAATAGTGGTACTATAAGTAGAAGTAATGCTGGTACAGATGTTGGGCAGATACAGGAGAATGGAAGCTCATGATTGGAAGTTCTAATAGAATTAACAGAAAAGTCAAGGACCAATACAATCAGAATGTAATGAACAAAGGCTTAAGAATACCTGCAGGTGTTTATAGAGGTATTGTTGTTGACCCAAGTGACCCTAGAGGTATGGGACGAGTTAAAATTAACATAGGTAAATTTTATGGTGGCGTTGCAGGAGATAAACCGGAAATTAGTCCTGAGGAATTTTTAGGTGCTGTTTGGTGTAGATTTATGACACCTTTTGGAGGCACTACACGAAGCACAGGAAGCCAACGTACATATGGTATGTGGGGGCAACCACCAGATCGTGACACTGAAGTATTAGTTGCTTTTAGCGGAGATAGTGATAAAGGTATTATACTTGGCATCCTGCCAGATGAAAGTAGAAACGGAAGTATGGCAGGTCCACAAGCTGGATTTAGTAAAACAGACGGATTTACTACTGTACAAGAACTAGATAGAACACATACTAGTGAAAATGATAAACCAGAAGTTCACCCACAGGCTGAAAATATAAAACAGCAAGGGCTACACAAAGATAGAATTCGTGGATTAAATTTTAGTAATCCTAGAAGAGAATATCAAAGTCGTGTATTTGGTATGAGTACACCACAGGGTCATGCAGTTGTTATGGACGATGGTAATAATGAAGATCAAAGTTTTGAACTAATAAGGATACGCACAGCAAAAGCTGGTCAAATATTAATGGACGACACTAATGGATTAATATACATAGTTAGTCAAAGTGGTAAAACATGGATAGAAATGAATCGCGAAGGCGATTTAGATGTGTATAGTGAAAAAAGCATTAACTACAGTACTGAAGGAAACTTTAATGTACAAGCAGGCGGCGAGATTAACATGGAATCTAAATTAGGATTTAACATGAAAAGCCTAGGTACAGCTGGTATCAAAATGCATGCAAGTACTGGTACTATAGATATTAAAGCTCATAGTAATTTACAAATAGAAACAGAAAGCAATGGTAATTTGCGTGTAGCAGGCAACTATAGAGAAACTGCAACACGTATTGATATGAACGGTCCTCCTGCATTAGCCGCATCTACACCAACTATACAGCAACATACTGGTAATGAAGAAGTTACTGAAAGTATTAGTAAACGTGTACCAGAAGCTGAGCCTTGGAGTGGACACTTAGATGTACAAGTTGTAAATCAAAGTAGTACAGCAGGTGTAACAGATCAAGGAAATAGTGTTAGTTATTATGAAGGTTCTCCACAAAATCCAACTGCTGGAGAAAATGTTGGAGCATATGATTTAGGTAACTTTAGCGAGGCTGCTGAATCAGATCCTAGTGGATTATTAGAATGGCGCAATGGTGTTGATAGGCGTGTAAATCCTGTACTAATAGAAAAAGTACGTAATGTTGCACGTAAGTTTGGTAAAACACTTACAGTTACAAGTGGATACAGAAGTCCTGCATACAATAAAAGAGTAGGCGGTGCAAGAAAAAGTCAGCACATGCAAGCCAATGCTGTAGATATAAGTGGTGCAAACTTTAGTAATGAAGAACGGCTAACACTAATTGCATTAGCTAGTGCAGAAGGTATTACTGGTATTGGTGTATATAATGATAAAAGTCTACACTTTGATGTAAGAGCTAATCCTGCAGGTTGGGGAAGTGGATTTTCTTATGCTGGTATACCAGGTTATGCAAGATCAACAATGGATAGACATTTGGCAGGTGGCTATGCTTAGATATATTTCAGATAGTAATTTAAGAACTAATTGGAGCGACTATGTTATCCAAGACGAGTTTGCAGTTGATTTTTTAGTAGATACTACACAGCGGTCAGCAAGCGAAGATATGATTGCATTAATGTTATCACAAACGCACTTTAGTATGTTTAATAATGATGGACATATAGGTTATGGTACTGGAGATCTTAAAAAAGAATTTGGATATACAGAACAAGAAGCATACAGTGAATGGATTAAACAATTACGTAAAAAAGACAAAGCCTTTAAAAATAGTTTACCGCTACGTAGTATAAGTAAAAGCCAATACGACTCTTTGTTTAGTGTTTTTTATCATACAGGTAATTGGAAAACATTACGTGGCTTAGAGGGTATATATGATTTAGAATATGCAGTACTAAGTGAAAATTGGACACTAGTAGCTGATATAATTAATAACGGAATTGACGATCCTGATACTCGACGTTTGGAAGCTCGTGTGTTACAATTAGCAGACTACAGTATAGAACGCACACGAAGTTTTATGCGCAACAAAGGTATTGCACTTGCTAGAAGAACCTATAAATCAGGCGATATAAAAGACCAATCTATTGTAAAACAAATAGAGTTTGCATATTATAGGCAAACAACAGCATTTCTTCCACGTATGACAGAACTACGTAAAAGAGAGCTATTACTAAAAGTTGGTCAGTTGTAACTATAAATATTTGTGTAGCAACACAAAAGGAAAACTCACTGGATGTCTACCTTATATTTGAACGCTGATTTTCAGCCTATGGAACTGAGTCCGCTCAGTGTACTAAGTTGGCGAGATAGCATCAGCGCATACTTTAAAGATAGCGTGTATATCTATAAAACACACGACAATTGGATGGTACGTAGTCCTAATTTACAACTACAAGTACCCAGTATCGTAGTAGCAAAACAATACCACAAACGTAAAACTAACGCAAAACTAAGTCGTAAAAACTTGTTTATACGAGATAATTACCAATGTCAATACTGTAATGTACGTTTTTATCATCATGAACTTACTTGGGATCATGTTGTACCACGCAGTGCTGGCGGTAAAGGTAATTGGAATAATATAGTAGCCGCTTGTAAGAGCTGTAACTGGAGAAAAGGCAGTCGACAGGATATTACACCTGTGCGAAAACCCTATACACCCAGTTGGCGAGAGATATATAATCAAAGTAAATGCTATAGAATTACTATTCCTGACCCAGCATGGCAGGAATTTTTAGATTGGCCTGAAGAATTGCTTACAATTAAAGCACCAGTTTATTAAACTAATAAATAGTTGTATGGCAACGTTTATAGGTTATAGTTCAGTAGACAGAAAATTTGGTAATTTTACACTAAAAGATGTAGAATTAGCAAAGCGTGATCTACTCAATCATTTTTACACTCGTAAAGGAGAGCGTCTTGGAGAGCCAGAATTTGGCAGTATTATCCAAGACATGGTATTTGAACCTCTAGATGATCGCACAGTTAATGCAGTAGAAGATGATGTTAGAGATGTTGTGGCTAATGATCCTAGATGGATATTAAATACTCTAAACATTACTACTGGACAGCATACTATAGAATGTATCTTAAATTTAATATACAAACCTGATAGTACTGCTGAAGAACTTTATTTAAAATTTACAGCGGAAGAAGAGGAAGAAGATGGCACAGAGCGTTAGACAACGAAACTTGTTTGCTGCTGAGGACTTTACTGTCGTATACGACAGTTTTAAGCAAGCAAACTTTAAAGCCTATGACTACGATACTATTCGTAGCGCAATGGTGGAATACATAAGAGATAATTATCCAGAAAACTTTAATGACTGGATTAGTTCAAGTGAATTTGTAGCACTAATAGAACTAATTGCATTTATGGGCCACAACATTGCATTCCGCACAGATTTAGCAAGCAGAGAAAACTTTTTAAGTACAGCAGAGCGCCGTGCCAGCGTATTGCGTATTGCAGATTTTCTAGGCTATAAACCAACCCGTGCATTACCAGCACGTGGATTATTAAAAATTAATTCCATTAAAACAACTCAAAATGTTTATGATATTAATGGTGAAAGTCTTAAAGGTCAAGAAATAGACTTTAACAGTGATCAGGATCCTAATAGTTATCAAAACTTTCTGTTAGTGTTAAACGAGATATTCCAATCTACAAACAAGTTTGGTAGACCTAAAGCCAGTGCAGACATTGCAGGTATAAGCACACAAGTATATGGAACAAGCATTGCTGACAAATCTATTACATTCCCATTTAGAGGATCAGTAAATGGACAATCACAAGATTTTGAAATTGTAAACAACTACATTAATGAAGATGATGTTTTGGAAGAACAAGCACCAAGTCCAGGAAGTAGTTTTAACTTAATATACAGAAATGATAATCAGGGTATAGGTAGTAACAACACTGGATTTTTTGTAGGATTTAAACAAGGGGAACTAAAGTTTACAGACTACACAGCAGATAGTGCAATTAGTAATCTTAGTTTAAATATTAACAATACAAATATTAATGAATTAGATATCTGGGTACAAAATATTAATGATACTGGAGAAGTAGTTAGTAATTGGACTAAAGTAGATGCAACATATGGTGTAAATGCTATTTTTAATAGCATACAAAATAAAAATCGTACACTATATGCACAACGTACACTTGATAATGATAGTGTAAGTATTGAATTTGGTGATGGTGTGTTTGCAGATATACCACGTGGATTG